CAAAACAGCAAATCTTTTAGTCGGTCTTTGGTTATTACTTTGCTTGTGTGAATCATGTTTGAACCTCAAGTTTAGTTAAACGACATATGTTACACGCTTTCTTGAGCGTAATTAACTTTGTTGCCATGATTTACAATTGCTTAACTGTAATAGTTAAATCCATCTTGGAAAATCTTAATTTAATTTTATTAATTTCAGTTATTGTGAGATTTTCCAAATAAACCCCATCATGTACTTGTAGTCTGATATTATCTTTAAAACCTTTAAGTGCTGTTTTCATAGATTCTGCTTCGAACTTCTGATACAGGTAAGTGCTAACTTTACCTTTTTGAAGCGGTTGCTTGATGTCTTTGTCTTTGTGTAAGAAGTCTTTATCGACTAGGTGTTGATTACCATCGAATATAGATTGATTGATTGCTCGAACTTCATTGTAGTAAGGTCGAACGAATGAATGCAGTTGTGCTTTTTTAAGTTGCTCTACGGTTACAGTGCCACGACTGAGTAGTTTGTTGTGTTTATGACTAAGCGAAGTTAAACTACCACCTAACCCAATCGCTGTGATTATCTCTTTTGCACCTTTGATAGTTTCTTCAGTAGCAACACCGTAAACATGCTTAGCGACATCGTAACGAATCTTCTTCTTGAATGAATTTGCTTTGAGTTGCCTTAATGTTTTACTAGAACAACCGTACTGCTTTGCTTGTTGAATTAAGAACTGAGCAGAACACGCATTAATGTCAATCTCAGTGCAACCTTTAAAACAAGCAGTTCTGATAACCTTCTTCATCTGCTGTAAGTTGGTGTGCTTAGAACCTCGGTAGTACTTTCTACCCGAATGTGAAAATTTAATCATCAATGGTACATAATCATTAACTGAATTAATCAGTAGCAGTTGTTTAGAAATGGCTTTCACCTTTTTCAGTTCTGCGTACGCATCATCATTAGCAGACAACATAGCGTGTGTTGTTTCATTGACGAAGTCTTGTAATGAATCAGCATTGATTTTGATTTTATCAACTTTACCTTTAATCAGCACTTGCTTAACACTACCCTTCTTTTTCTTAGTTGCCTTAGTCTTGATAGTTGTTAACTTGCGTTGGCTTTCAATCAGATTAACTAGATAAGCACCGTTGTACTGAACAATGTTTTTAATAACTGAATCGAAGTCTTTGTTAATAACACACTCACCTGCTTCGTATTGATTACCTTCGTAGGTTTTTATAAGCAATGGGTTTAGTTCTTGCATCAAAGACCAAGCACTAATAGGTTTACCTTTCACACTAATCCTAATATCATAGAAGTACTTCTTTGAAAACTTACCTGCTGTACTGATTTCATAGAAGGTATTACCACCTAGTCCATTCATTGCTTTACTAACCAACTGCTTAACTATTACATCATAAATGATTTGAACTTGCTTACTTGCCTTAACTACTGAGAACTTGTACTTGCTTTCTATTAGGTCTGATGTCTTACTAATATAATCATGTCTGTGTTTATTAACTGCTTTAGTCTTAATGTCAATTGCTTTGGTTAGTACTTGGTTAGTAGTTGGGTTTGTCTGTGTGTTAGTAGTAATCATGTGTGGGTTTTTGTTTTCCAAGTTTAGTTAACTATTAACGAGGTGTGCTGTGCACACCGTCGTGATGTAATAGTTGGTGTATTATGCGTGGGTATTTCCCTATTATAATCGAAATTATTGAGTGGGTGTGTTTATTATTTTTTTACTACTGCAATAAATTTTAAAGACTGTTGTAGTAGTGTCTGTAGAGTACATAACGAAACACTAATATAGAACACCTTTATACAGTTCAAAACAAACGATATAACCAACACTTTGCAACACCTTACTGCTATTAATTATTCATGATTGAAACTAACGCTAAATAACTGTTACATTATTAACAATATTAGGAAACTATTATGAAGTATCAAGAAGCAATCGATTTGGGATTAGAATCTTATGTACCCGACAAGCCTTGCGAACGAGGTCATTACAATCGTAAAGTAAAAGGCAGATTCTGCATTGATTGCAAGAAGATAACAGACGAGCGTTATAAGAATGACCCTGTACAGAAAGCCCGTGCAGCAGCATGGCAAAAAGCATATCGCAAAGAGAAAGGTGATGAATATCGCACTTACATCCGTGAATATATGCAAGAGTACCGTAAAACCGACAAGCACACTGAATGGCGTAAAAAGTACTACGACGAAGTTTCAAGCACAAAGGCTAAGGTTGCTTTCTTTAAAAAATATCCATTGGACAATACTGAATGAAGGAGCCTTTGCGTAAGCACTTCGCTGATAATTACAAATTATATCGAATAACAAAAGGTCATTTGAATAATGCTGAGTTTGTTGTTGAAGGTAATGTAGCAATTGGCATTGAAAAAAATGCTGAATTCAATTGTAGCAATTGCGATGAAGTGCGCAACAGCAACCCATTAATACATTGGAGATTATCTAAATCAGGTAAGCAATGGATTGGTCGTTGTAGTTGTGGAAAGAAGTTCAAAATCCCAATTACCAAGCGCAACACATAGCCTAATTTAGGAGATTATATGAAAGTAAGGTCGTTAGTAACTAAAGAGAATTTACTCGCTATAACAGAAGAATTCAATTCATTGGATAATTTAATCAAACTTGATGATTGGCGAAGCGATGATTGGTATCTTGCTCCGTTGCAACTCGAAGATGAAGATGCTGGTGTGTTTGCTCAAGATGATATTGATAATTTCAAACGACAGTCGCCTATCACTACCCAACTAATAACTGACATGGGTGCAATAGCGGCTTCATTTGGTTCGCTTAACGCACATAGTGTTATTAAACCCCACACACACGATAATCCATTCATCACACATGTGCTAACTTTACAAGCGCATGATTGTTGTATTGTTGTTGAAGATGAATTAATTCAATTAAACGCAGGTGAACTTATATCATTTGATTACAGACCAATGCACGCAGTTTACAACGACGGCGATATTGCTTGGACTTGGCTAATGGTATTGCTACCTATGCAATGATTTTAAATACTGCCTTGTTGCTGGAATTGCTTCCTTCATCACTGCTTCAACATCAACTACCAAATCTAGAAATGCAATTTCGTCTTGAACTTCAAGCAAAGCCGCATCTATAATATCGTCGATTTGATTTAAGTCGATATAAGCATCAAGTGCTTTTAGTTTTTTAACATCGATTATGTTGGGCAACTTCGTTTCTGTAGTGAAGGTAATGTGAATCCTATCGATGAATTCAGTGCTGAACTTTGTTTTATCGATTGAATCAATTATATCCATCCACTTATCGCGCAATGATTGGTCTTGTTGATTAATCATCATTTTGTTTTGCACTCGCAATCACGAGGTTGCTGTTGTGGTATCATCATCTGCATTGCTTGTTGTGGCATCTGCATGAACTGTTGCATAAACGCATAAGCACCAACGCTTATTAGAATACCTGACAAAAACACTAGGGTACATCTATTCATCACGAAATAGTTGCGCCTAAACTAATAACTTTCCAATTACTACCATCGTAGATAGTAAAACATTTACTACCACTATCGCCATTTAAACAATATGCAACATCACCTTCAGTTGGTGTTAATGAGTTTAGTTCTGCTTTAGTTTTTGGGTTTAATGATAACAAATACACATCTGCTAAGTTATTATCATTGAAATCAATTGTACTAGATGCACTAACATTTAACCCACTGCATGATAATGTGTCCGTAATGGTAACATTATTAGGTAATCCAATTGTCATTGTATCAGTTGCTGATACAGCAACATTAATTTCGTTTGCTGTTCCTGCAAGTGTTAATGTGTCGCCCATTGCAAGAGTTTGTGATGTTGAACCATCGGTTACTGTAAATGCATTTGATGAAACTGTATCAACATATGATTTAGTTGCCACATCTTGACCTGATACTGGGTCTCCAACATTAGTAATTTTATTACTACCTGCATCAATTGTACTAGATGCGTTAATCGTTAGTCCACTAGCAGTTAGTGTGTTTGTTACAGTAACATTATTGGGTAATCCAATTGTTAAAGTATCAGTAGCAGATACCACTGCTTCGATTTCGTTAGCAGTGCCGTTAACTGTTAAAATATTACCATCGCTGATTACTTGCGTATTTGCTCCATCTGATAAAGTAAATGTCGATAAGCCACCACCACCACCACCACCGCCTGCACTAGCAATAGTTAAAGTATCAGTTGCAGGGTCTGTGGTTAATGTAATGTTTGCACCTGCAACAATTGTTAATGTGTCGTCTGTGCTGTCAGCAACGATATTGGATTGCCCTGCTACTGTGATAGTAGCAAATGTGTTACCATCACTAGTAGTGCTTGTATTAAGCAATACAGATGGTCTAATTTTATTCCATTGGTAAATGCCTGCACCTGCATCATAAGTGCCATCACTAAGTGCTAAACAAGGACCACCTGAATCTCCATCACTACAGTACGCAATAGTGCCTGCGGGATGGTTTAGTGCTTCTAATTCAGCAGTTGTTTTTGCTTCTAATCCCAATGCATACTGTAACAGTGCAACACCTGTTGCTGGCTGAAATACAATATTATTAGCACCACCACTTGTAAAAGTAGTAGGCATATTAGCACTTGGAACTTGTCCGTTGGCATCTAATGGTGCTAGCCCATCTGTTGTATCTCTTGAATTAATTAATTCACTTAATCTAATAAGTGCGTTATGTAATTCTGCTCTTGCTAAACCTACACTGTCAGTAGCGTTGTCTAAATTAGCGTATGTTATGTCATTAGTCGGGTAACTCATTATAAATCCTCTGCAATTTTGTAATATTTATAGATGCCGTTTTCATCCTTAGTTTGTAATGTTTTTGGCACACCATCTATTGTGATGTCAACAATAGCATCAGTTGGTAAATTAGTAGCGACATCAGTTATTTTTATCAGTATTACATACTTACCGTTAGAATATGACATACCACCGTGACTACCTACAATTGTTTTAGGTTCTGATGGATGTGGTGTAATGATAATATTATTGATTTTAGAAAACGGATGCGAATATGTACTACTTGATAAATCAGCATGAATCCAATTTGATTTAATTTCCAATTCTCTAATACCTGCACTACCAGTTAGAGTTGATGTATCTATATTAGAAAATGATTTTCGTGCAGTTTTATGTGTTTTAAATTCGTACTCGGTTATATTAATGTTATTATTTGCACTAACATTATGTCCTACAATGTAAAAATAAGGCAATGCATAACTTTGGTTTGCTAATCCACCCATTGTTCTTGCTGAATTATCGGCCATTGCATTTATTACAGCATATTTGTGCGGAATTTGAGTGAATATTAAGTTATCTGCACTGTCATAAACCTTCCACCCAACTGCGTATGTAGCGTACGGCAATGATGTATCTGTATTGTCGTATGTGTCGATTTTAACATTAGCATATCCAGTAAACGAAAAATTATCATTTGGTGATAATTTTACTGCTCTTGATTTATCAGTTTCATAATAATATGCTTGCAGTTCAGTGATAGTAGTACTTTCTGCTGGATGTGCATCAACCCACCTAATACTTGCTGATTCTTCCCAACTGTCGTATCGTTCATGAGTTGAATTAGAACCTAATACACAGCCAGGCGCTGGTGGTACTTGTAAATTACCCCACTTTAATCCACCATCTTCGGGCAAACTAATACTACCTGTTTCATCAACTACTTGTCCAATCGGACTTTCATCTAACCCATTGTTGTATACGGTGAATAATCGTCGTGATATATTAACACCTTCAGCAAATGGAACATAAACACTTGCTTCAATTCTGTTACCCACAGTGCCGTACCGTGATACAGCACTAACTGCAATTGTGTAATCAGTACCTTGCTTAAACACAAAGGAATTGAAGATAAATGTTTCCGCAGAATAACCCGATGATAAAGGCGTCCAAGTATTACTATTAATTTCCTTCATTTCGATTTTGTAAAGATTAACACTAGGTTCTACAATTTCATCAAAAGTTACTTTAACATTTGGTAGCCATTCGCCTGAATCTGTTTTTTTGAAATCTGTTGCATTTGAAGTAACAACTAAATTTGCAATTTCAGGTATCTTCATGTTTGGGATAAACTCGTCAACTTGTGTATTGTAATCTAGTCCTAAACCAACAGGTCTTAGTAATTTTGCTTTTCTTATGCTAAGACCTTGCTCTTTTAATAACTTATCCCAACTGCCGACAGGCCACACATTGATAGCGCTGTTGGCATCTCTTAACGACTGTTTGCACTCAAGTGTAACTGACATGTCCACATCGCGTGTCATATTAGTGACAACATATTCGTTATTAAGAAGATTTGCTTTCGGGTAGGTGATATTGATAATATCAAACACTCTGATATTTGCAAACTTTGGCGATAAGGTAATTTTAATGCTGTTGTTAATACGACCTTCCCAATATCTAAACTCGATTTTTGGGTCAGGTCCATTGATTTTTATTTCTTGCGTATTGTCTGTGTTTGGTAGTGGCTTTGATGCAACATCATAAACAGAGTTATTAAGTGCTGATAAAATACCACCAAACAAACTTACTGAGTCGGACGGGTAATAAAGCGTGTGTGTTTCGGTATCGATGTATGTGTACGACCATTTGTGCGGTATGTCTGCAGTTGGAATATCCGTCAATGCAACACCACCGATAATATCACCTGCTTTAACTGTGTGTGTAGTGATATCCAAATCAGTAAGTTTAGCGCTGAAGTCAGTGACCATCCCAACAAACCCTAAATCACTTATTACAAAGTTCGGGTCTAGTCGCAAGATGTACTTGCCGTCCTCGTATATTAATGCACATGCTGAATACCAAAGCATGTTTTTGATGTTCGCAATAACAGTACTTGCACTTAATCTATAAAAGTCATTATGTCGTCTATCGTCAAAGTAGTTAAACACCTTAGTAAAACTAGCACCATCAATATCTGCTACATCGATGCCAGCACCGTACGCTGAATTAGTTAAGTAATCGTACATGTTGCTGATACCTGTTTTGTCGGTATTACTAGTAATACTATTAATCGGGCTTTGGTGTGAGTTGTCAATGCCTTTTATATAAAATACTGGGTTCGGTTTTTGTCGTGTGAAAGTATCGTCTTTACCATCTTCGTCAGCAGGGTATTCTAATCGTATTTTAAATACAGTTAAGCCTGGGTATAGGTTTTTATCATTATGCCACGACGGCTTAAATGTGTTATTTGCTGAGCCGTAAAAGCCCTTCCACAAAACTACACCTTTATCGGACATAACCATCGACTGTGTTGTGTCGGATGAATAAGCGCCATCATCTTCGTTGTGAGTTTCTGTCCATTTGCCGACAGAACTAAGAAGTTCGTCGCGATAGATGTCGAGATTTTGAATCATGCCGTGACATAAAACATAGGTTAAGTACAGGTATTTGTTGTCAGTACCCGATGCAGAAATATGTGCTTCTATACCACCTATTTTGACAAAATTGTGTGCGCTGTGTGCACCGTAAACAACTGGGATAACCGCATCGCCTGCTCTACTATTAACCGTCGTGCCTTTTTGGTCATCTGAGGCACCAGCGGTAGATATGTCTGGCATGCTAGGTGTTATTGCATCCATTATCCAATCAAGAGGTGCTGTTACAGTAGCAACAACTGCTTTAACAACAGGTTTTATTACATTCTTGTATACCTTCTTGCCTGCTCTTTTAATACTTTTTACTGCTGACTTAATCCAACCCATTAGACAATCTCCTGTATTTCAACTTTACAGCCATAGGCGGTTGGTATGTAAATACCATAGCACTTATAACCATCTCTGTTAGCAATTTCAAGCAACAGACTACTTATGTCTTTACCTGATTGTGGTGCTACAATACACATAATAATAGGTATTTCTGTATTTGGTAGATACTGTCGCTCGATTAAAACTAAGTCTTTGTCAATTAAATGCAATTCGTTGCGACCTTTTAAAATATCAATTTTAAGATTGTCGATTTTAATATCCCAACCGTATTGTTTATTAAAAATCGCAGGTAATCGTTCAAGTTGTCTTGTTAGTGAACCCATTGGTACTATCATGCTTTTCGGCCCCAAGGTATGTCGATTTGTTTATCAATGTCCGCGAATTCAGTACCATAGGTTGTTATGTTATTCGTTTTGCACCAAGCAATATAGTTGTCTTGATGTGAACTAACATTATTGGTTCTGTTGAAATTGTACAATGTATGTGAGCCGTGTAGTTGTACTGCTGAATTAGCGGGCGATACTTCAAAACTACCTGATTGTATTCTGCCCTTGTACACAATCACACCGTTGCCAATAGGTGCGTTAGTTTCATCTAAAATCACTTTATATAAGGTAAACGGTGCATTAGAATGCAAACTATCTTGAATCATTGATACAAATGTAGCACTTAGTCCTGATAAAGTAAATGAAATAGTTTTTCGAGTAACTTCATCACTAGTGTTTGTTAAACTATGATTGACTAAAAACCCACCTAAGTACATTTCAGTGCCTGTTGAAGTAGTAAATTCTCTATCGGTTGGTAGAGTCGACAAATAGTAACTGTCGGTGTATGTTCTAGTAGATGGATTAAACAGATGCAAGTCCAACAAATCTATAATTTGAAATTTGCCACTTGCTAATTGATTTACTTGTGATGAACTGAATAATGACATTAGATATCTTCTTTTAAATTAAATGCTATCTGACTAAAGCCTTTGGTACCTGTTGAATATTCCATGGTGTCGCCGTCTAAAAACACTTTCATGGTTACATCCATTACATCGATAGTTGCACTTGTTGTAATTGGCAATTGTAAACTAGGACTAATGCTAAATCCACCAACACCAATAGCACTAGGGTTTGTAACTGCAGTTAATTGATAAACTTTAGTGTGAGTGCTAAAAGTAATATAATCACCAACTGCTAAAAAATCACCATCTGTACCTGAATTGTAATAAGTGCTTGTCCAATTACTATTGTAAGTAATAGCACTATCGCCTACAGAAGCACTTGCACCAACAGTTAATGTTTTGACTGCAGGTCCACTTAATGTTGCTCTAGCACCTGCAGAATCACTGTAAACACCCATTGGACAATCAAACTCTGATAAATGTCCTTGCATGCCTTGCATAAAGCCCATTACCTGCCTAGTTTCGTTTCTATCCATCGGTGGGTAGGTAACTTGAATTGTGAAGAATTGCGTACCGAAGTTTAATCTGTACGATTTGCCCGTGTCTGTATCAACACGCATACCTGGAAATACACTGTTAATTTCTATTTCTCTAAATTCTTGTGGCATAGGTAATGTTGGCATAGTTTATCCTTGTAATAGTGCAGGTTGTTCGTGTACTGCTTGTCTAACCATACCAAGTATCATTGGCTTTCTGCTAGTTAATAAATCATCAAATCCCGAAGCATCTGTTGCAGTGATGTTAAACGATATGTTTATGTTTTTACCACCACTAGCGCCGTTCGGCGTAATAGTACCTGTTCTACCAGGTGTAAACACTTCAGGTCCACGCTCACCAACTAAGAATGGCTGATTACCTGTTGTGGTACCACCAAATTGTCTACCTTGATACTGCTGTTGTCTAATTGTTTGAACTTGAGCATATCCTTGAACTGCCATTAATGCCGCGATTGCTAGGTTGTATGGGAACGGATATTGTGATAATGCATTTGAAATACCCATTGCGGTGTTCATTAGTGCAACACCAATATCATATGCCTTCTTCATCTGAAATGCTTTTTTGTTATGCTGTGCTAACGCACCTAACGCACTTACTCCTGCGTCTTTTGTAAACTGAAGCATTTGTTCTTCGGTTAACTTATTTAAATTTAACTCAGCAAATTTGTTATCTTGGAACAACTGTAGTTGCTCGTCAAAGTTACCTTGCTGTATTGCGGCAATTTTAGTACCGTGCTCTTGTTCAAGTTTCTCTTTCAAAGCAAAGTATTCAGAATCTTTTAGCGCTTTGATGCCATTGAACTCGTCTAGTATTTCTAGTTTAGATTGATAATCATCATTTATAATTTCTGTTTCTGTGCGTAAACCTTCAATCATCGAAGTATAATCGTTGCCGATTTCTTCTTCTGTGCGAAGGGCTTTTACGGCTTCAATCTTTTCAATTAATGCAGTTGTTGAGTTCTTGGTTACATTAGTTTTTGCTCTAATGTAATCAAGTTCGCCATCACCATTAGCAACTAGTTCTTTTACAATTGCCAAATCCTTTTCAGCAAGTGCAATTTGTTTAATCAATGCTTCTTCGTGCGATTTACTTACACTTAGAATGCCTTCATCAATTGCTTTTTTCTCTCGATTCAGTCCATTGAGCCATTCTTGCTTAGTTGCTAATGCTTCTGTATTAGTTGTTGCTTTTTTGAGTGCTGCTGTCTTTTTACCAAGTGCTTCTTCAACACCGAATATTGCGTCTGTTAAAGCATGTGCAATTTCAACAACTGCTGTCATTCCTTCAACTAGGTAAGTAAGACCAGTTAATAAGCCTGTATCGCCTATTGCTACTAATAACAAGTCTGCTTGCACACCCATATTTTGTAATGCAACAGCAACATGGTCTGCGTTCTTCCCAGCATTACCACCGAATTCTTTGCTAAGTGATTTAAACAAAGTATCAGTGATTAGTTTAGCACCTTCAGCAGACTTACCAAATGCACTAATTTCTAAACGAGATAATCCAAGTTGTTCTTCTAGTATTCTGAACACTGGAACACCACGGTCTGCTAGTCTGTTGACATCTTCAAGACCTAATCCACCTGCTGTTGTACGGGCTAACATGTCTGCCATTGCAGTCATAGTACCTAACCCGTCTGTTGTGATAGCCGCAGTATCTGCGAATGTCATCATCAACTCGTTGGTAGGTTCAATACCTGCGGCTTTTAACTTAATAAATTCAGATGATAAATCAGATACAGTAAACTGTGTATTTTCTGATAATGTTAGTAGGTTATCAAATGCTTCGGCACCTTTTTTAGATGAACCTGATACTGAATCCAATGCAGTTTGCATTTGCTTGAAACTATAACTGGTCTGAATCATGGAATTACCAGCACCAAGTGCCGCTTTACCTAGATTCACCATAGCGTTTAACTTAACAGCACCTAAGTCCTTGTTAAGTTTGGTAATCGCTTTGGACGCACCTCTTACATCAGCATCAATTTTTAGCGTAGCGTCACTTCTTGGCATTTAAACTCTCCCTTTCAAGTTCGTTTACCTGCTTGAAGTAAGCGACCCATAATTTAATCTCGAACATTGACAATCCCATACCTTGGTGTAGTGTAAGACCCAGTTCCTTGCAAATTTGCATTAGAACAAATAAGTCAATGTTCGCTTTTAGTTTTTTACAATTTCCTCACTACTAACTTCGCCGTTGTTAATTGCACCTGCTACTTTAATAACAATTGTTGGGTCTGCTTCATTCATCAATGCACTTCTATCTGCATCTTTGAACAAGCGCTTACCTTCACCATCTCTTGCTTTAACAATAATAGTTTCAATTAATGCATCAACTGTTTTGCCTGCTGATTGTGCTTGCATTACCTTAGATTCGTCTTTAAACGAATAAGTTGGGTAGTAGTACACATCCAAATCCCACTCGCTGACATAAAACTTTTTCAAGTTGTTGTCAACTGATTCATTGAAATGTTTTGTTACTTTATCGATTACGCTCATTTAAACTTCCTCTGTATTTTACTAATTAACTGAGTTAACATGCCATTTGGTCTTTGCCCTGACCACCCGTTCTCTAAACGCTTTGCGTACGGAACTTTGTTAACTAATTTTGAATGTTTACCTTTGCCTGTTAGGCGCCAACTGCTTCGTGCTTTACCACTATCAATTGGTGTCAAAGGTTTTACTGACATATGTGCATAACCCATCATGCGTGATACCTTTCTATTAAGTGCCTTTTCTAGTTTGATTTTTAAACTAGGACTGGTCTTTATCCGACCTGTCACTTTAATAGGTGCTTTGCCTAGTGTAGGTGTGGGCTTATCTTTCGATAATCTATACCCGATTCCTGCAACTAGTCTTGCTATTAATGGTAATGGCATAATGAGTTACTAACGCTATTAAGGCGCTACGCTACGCCGATGGTTACATCGCCTGTACCTTGGAACGAAACACTCGCTTCAACCATACCTTCTAAAGTACTATTAATACTTAATCCAGTAATTAGAATGTTGCCTGACACTTTAGGGTCACCAGTACCTGCTGTTGATGGGTAGCCAATAAATGCTACCGAACCAGTGTTAACTGAATCTAAAATGTTACCTGCTACAGTCGCACTATAGTAAATGTCTGCAGACCCTGACCACTCTTTCAAACCTTGTTTAAAGGTTTTGGTGTCAGCCGTCATAACAGTATTTTCAATAGTATTGATTGTTAAGTCCATGCTCCAAGAACGAAGTTCTGCAACCGCGTCGCCTTCGATAGTTAAACTACCGTCTTGACCTGTATATGTTGCCATTAGTCTTTCTCCTTATTAATTGGCTTTTGCTTAACGGCTTTGAGTAAAATCTTGTCTGATTTAACCTTGTAACCTGCATTATTCCATGCTGTTACTTGATTTTCACCAACCTTGATTTCACGCTCACCGTTAGTTAAAGTTACTTTATTCATAACTCACCTCGTGTGTATGTATAATAAATTTCAGTAGTTATTTCTACTTTACCAAAGGGCTCAATGATATCAAAATCAACTGTAATATCACGCACTTGTGTCCATTTAGCATTACCATTTCTAGTTCTGTCTAAATCGATAACTTCTTCAATGCGCTCAATTATCTCGTTGCGTTGGGTATCAATATTTGCCCCATTAACCCATGCTATAAATGTAATTTCAAGCGACCCTTCTCTAGTGCCATTGCTGCCACCTTGTGTTAGGTCTGCTCTAGTTTCATTTGCAGTTGCAATATAGATAGCAGGAAATTGTTGTCGACTTAAACTCTCAGGGTCGAACAAATCTCTTGTTACTAACCCAAATCGTGGGTCATCAGCATCTTTTAAAACACTGATTAAATCTTCAACAATTAATTCCCGTTTATTCATCTATCGTTCCAACTTTAAAAATACTTCAGGTGATTTTTCTGAGTCTGTAATAGCACCGCTACTATCAGCATCATATTCAATTCCATCGCGAAGAATTAAATTAAATTCTTCTTCATATCGGTCTTTATAAAAGTCCAACATTACTTGAAATCTATCACCATCAGTAGTAAACTGAGTTAACTTAGGTAAAATGTAATAACTTAGAACATGAAACACAGCAACGCGTGTGAACTGCGATTCCGTTAACAACGAAGCATTCATCTCTGTAGATGCGTTACCTCGATGTCTAGGGTACCATTCAATTCTAAGTCGTCTTAGAATATCGTTGCGTGTTTTAGCATGTTCGTTACTGAAACCTTGGATGCCATAATCGTTTAAATCAGGCATATATTCCAAGATATCGTTGTCTGTGCTCATGCTCATAACTTATACCTACTGTGGGATTAAACCGCGTCTAGAATCATTACACCACGACTTGCGTCGATAAGGCCAACACCAGCGTGTAGTGATGCTACTGCATCCCAACCTACTGCTTCAGCACGGCGTGCGATTTCTAAATCAACATTCTTCTGCATACCAATTCGCATTGCGTCTTGACCGAAAATTGCCATCTTAGGATTAGTAACGCCTGTGTTAGTTCCATCTACATAAGATGAAACGAAACAAGCAACGCCTGCTAAAGTACCGAAGTAACCTGAACGAAGTGCGGCACCCTGGAAGTTTTCACCACCAGCAAATGCTGTACTACCAATGTCACCCATTAGTGCTGCGTATGCATCAGTTGAAACTACACCAAACAATTGACCTGTTTCACCACCACCACGAATCGTAGCAACTGCGGCGAAGATTTCAGCCATGTCTAAATCACCTGAAGTGATTTCTTGTGCTGTTAAAGTACCAAGTACAGCGGCAACAGAAGCATCGAATTTCGAAGAAACTGAATTACCTAATGCACGACCAATTTCAGTTGGGTCGATGTTACCTAAATCACGAATCACTGAACGAGCCGCGTATAAATCAGCATTAACTGTGTTCTTAGTGTCTGTTGGGTTTGTAATACCAACATCACCTGTGATACCACTAGTGATAGTAGTAGCAGTAACTGAAGATAGTTCAGGTACTTGTAACACGCCGTTTGGTGCGTTTACTACTGGGATTAATTGACCACCTAGAAATAACGAACTTTCGTGTGCTGAGTAAATAGTTGCTGCCTTTGCTGGTACAAATAACGCATCTGTGTTGGTAGAACTAATATATGAATCTGCCATTTTTATTCTCCTTGAATAATATTATTAAATTAACCCGTTAGCCTTAGCATCTTTGTACTTTTGACGGTCTAAAGGGTTTGTCATGTCTAAGGTGTCCAAATCAACTACACCATGCGCATTATTACTAATCGCATTTGTTGTACCTGAACCTTTTGGACCTGCTTGAACAAAATGTGGGTTTGTTTGTAAGAATTCACTTACTAAATCGTCAACTTGCATTAAATCACCGCTCTCTGTGTATCGCGGTTGGTTATTGCCGTCAATGATTTCAACATGCCCATCATGTAACTTAACTTGACTTTGTAACAAAGCAACTACTTGGTCAGCATTAACTGCCTTATTAGTACTTGCTGAACTTAACAAAGCGCCATTAACTTTAATGTTCTTCAGTTCCTGTTCCAGGTTTGAAATAACTGCATCTTTTTTTGTAACAGTATCTTTCAAAATTGAATCAAATTCACCTCTTGCTTTTTTTTCATTTAGAAGTTTTTTGGCTTCTTGTGATACAAGTTTATCGTAGTGCTCGACATCAATGCCACTGTACTTTTTATCGTACTTGTTGCGTTCTCTATCGACGCGCTGTGCAACTAACTTGTTTACTTCTTCTTGAGTAAAAGACTTTCCCTGATTTTGTTCGACGGTATCAGTACCCTGTTCTACCAAATTTTCTGTTATTGTTTCAGACATGTTGTTTAACCTCGTTATGTTTGTGAGTAAAAGCCTGCATCATGCAGTGTTGTTATTTATTTATTAAATTTTCGCTGTCGATGCTAATATCAAGTGTTTTAGCACTATCGAGCACCTCGTTTAAATCGTCGCTATTATCGATAATCAACATAGCGATTTTCTCCTCAATTTTTTCTACTAACTTAGGATTTTTAGTTAACAATAATGCCTTTTCAAGTACTGCCAAATCATTCTCTGTATCGTGTGCATTGAATGAGTCTGGGTACTTGATAGTACCATCCCAATTAGTACCTGACATAGTAGCAACTAATTGCCACACCTGTTCTTCTGCTAATTCTAAGTTATCTGCTTTTTCAGCAAGTCTAGCGTTCAATAAACGGAATTCCGTTTCCATTGCTACACCTGACATTGATTTTGTTTCTATTGTGCGTATTGCGCCTACATTAGACATACGGTTGATTGCTTCAACTTTGTCGCCTATTGATGCTCTAATGCTGTCTAATGATTCAGCATCGGGCTGTAGTAAGTAAGGTTTTAAACCTGGGTCCATGTCCTCGTCTATTTGAATAATTGCACCTGCTCCAGCACCTGCTTGTGTACTTGCAGTTTTAACTAACGATGGGTGACTACTTAATCTAATAATCTGCTCAATTTCACTGTTTTCATCAAAGATTGCTCTTTGCATGTCACTGATGTCACCGATATCACTAATACCAATACCTTGTGTGTAATCGCGCTGTGCGTACACAGGTACTGCTGTAATCTTGTTGTAAGGGTTAGGTACACTCTGAACATCGACTGTATTACCATCTTCACTAAGCGCAACTGTATCAGTGCGGTCTGCGTAGTAACATTTGTAATGATTTTCACCTTCTACTACTTTTAAAAATGTTAATTCAGTGATGCCATTATCAAAGCGTGTGTACTCCCAATCTAATACATTAAGTGGGTTAATCACACTTACATAAGGTCTAATGCCATTGTCAATTTCTTCTTGTCGTGTGCTAACTTCAAGTGAAGGTCTATCGACAATAATCCATGCATGTCCGTAAACACTTGCTAATATAGAGGCTTGTTTCATGAAGTTATCCCAACTACGACCTTCTCTGTCGGCATCTTCTAAGAAGTCTGCTAGTACAGGGTCGTTTTGTAACTTACCAAATTGTCTAGTAGGTGCTTCAGCAAATAAAAATGATGTATAAATCTGTACAATACTTGCACAATGATTGTCTAGTGGTGTTTGTTCAATACGGCTCTTGTATTGTTCGTTGGATTCAAATGTGTATCGAGTTAAGTAGTTCTTACTCTTGTAAGCATGACCACCTCTGTAACTGTCCATATAAAAAGCCCATTTGCTGGCAAGACTTTTGTACATCTCGTGTTGTTGTTCTAATGAGTCTTTTGAATATATCATGTCGATAACCTTTATGTTTGTGATATTTATTTAAATTGTGCCTACGCCCCAAGTACTTTGTGCGTACTTTGGTACTTCTTTGCGAATTGGGTACAAATATTCAATCATGTACCCAATAGCATCGTTAGTGTGGTCATAGCCTGAATTTTTATCAGGTACTTGAGTGCCTTCTTTGTAAATTTGTTTCTGCAAGCCTTTAATAACATGCTTACACTTAGCATCAATTCGTACCCTAACAGTACCATCACTCGATTCTAATGCCGAATTAACTGCATTGATTCTATCTCGCACAGGTGGGTGCTTCTTCTTATACTTGACAACAAACCCTGCATTCTGTAATATTGAAATATCTGTTCTACCACCTGCGCTAGTCTTACGCTGAGCGCCTGCTGGGTCTGGGTAAATTACAATACGCTGTGTTGGGTAGCGTGTTTTAATCTCTTGTACAAGTTCATCTGTGTTGCTAGAGTAGATGATTACTTCATCAAATAAATGTAAACCTTCTTTAGTTTTAATTGCAACGCCTGCACTAATCGGGTTGACATTGAAGTCGCATCCAATATGTAACTCTTTAATGTCTGTTGTATTAAACTTTGCTTGCTTAATGTGCGTTTTCGTAGTAAAGTTATAATAGATTTGACCTGAGTAAGTTTCGAAACTCGCTTCATATTCTTGACGGAATGTCCTATCATCTAAATCTCTCCTTGCTTGCTCGATTTCATCTTCTGAAACTCGACCACCTTCTAATGTTGTGAATTGCCATGATGCCCATTCTTTATCATCTTCTTGTTGACCTTTTTGGAACATATCAAACGACCAATTACCTTGGCCAGCAGGCGTAGTAATAAACATTGCACTGCCGTTAGTGTCTGATAGTGTAGGTCGTAACACTTCAGTCCATGCTTCCCTCTTTGTATAAGAAAACTCGTCCATTATTAAGTGGTCTAATCCAACACCACGCAATGAATCGAAGTTATCCGCTCCTCGTAAACTAATAGTACTACCGTTAACTAACTCAACTGTTAACTCAGACTCATTAACTTTGCCAATCCAATTAAGGGCTTGTAACTTATTCTTTAACGGCTTCCACACCGTTTGCTTTGCTTGTCTGTATGTAGGCGCCACATAAAAAGTAGTCTTGTTAGGCAATCGTGCATGTTTAGCAATTTCCCGCATTGCTAAGTATGTCTTACCAAATCGTCTACCAGCAACTACTACTTTGAATCGAGCATCAGAACCTGTAATTGTAGATTGTCCTGAACTTAGTGGCATTTGTTTTCCTTCTTCACGATGTGCTGTACTTCGCACCATACAGGATGTTCTTTAGTACCAACATTAACTGTGTACATTAGTCATCCTTCCAAGGTAACGGCAACTTATCATCATCGTCTTTAGGACCTTGGTCTGTTTGACCTAACATTTGTTTTCCTAACCAAATAAGCAGTGTTGTATTGCCGTTGTACGCTTCGTCTAGTTGTTTGGCTCTTAACTTCTGTTTAGTTCGTTCTTTTTCTTCATCAATCATGACTTTGAAATGCCCGTAAAGTGTTTCTTTAGGCACATCGAAGTATCTTGCTATGTCTGATAGTGGGCAATGTAGCCTTGATAACATACGCACTTCTTCTTCAGAAATAATTACTTTACCCTTACGCTTCGATTTAAACTCGATGCCGTTCTTGACAACTTGATAAGGTTTCGTGACCTTTTTAACTGACATTAGATTGTCCTATCTTTAACAAAGATACGGAAATAGCGTTCTTCGGTAAGACCTGCTACAGTTGTAACAGTGTTGGTTATTCGGTAATTATCACCAGCAGTACCAGCAGTTACCCAAACATGTGTTAAATGATTCGTGGTATCTAATGCTGTTGATGTGCTTGCTAATGGGGATGCATCACCTGCAATTGTTTCAATAGCCCATGTGCTTGTCGAAAGGGTGTCTGCTGTGTTAATCCAACTACTCCAATCAACTGTGTAATCTAATGTTGATTGTGGGTCTTTGTCAATGTATGCACCTATTCTGTCTTTGTTAAAACCTGTACTCATGCCGCTTCCCTCAAATGTTTTTTAACAGGAACTCGTAGTGTTCGTGTTTCTTGTTTAACTACCAAGTATCTTGTAAGGTCTGTTGTGTAAACTCTTGCTACAAGCGTGCTAGTCATCGCTGAACTAATAATTAATTGTCCAGCGTATTGCATGCCACCCAGTGTGTTGATACTAAATTCAGCACTAGGTGTGATGGTAGTTGATTTCGTTACAGCAGAACTAACATTTGAATTAAATGCAAATGGAACAGCAATACTTGTGCCTAGGAAAGGCGAACCCAAAGCAGACCAGTTCGTTAATAGACCAACTGGTAAGTCAGCGCCGATTAATAGCCCTGGGTCTGTTGTTTGTGTTGCTGTTATATTACAATTAATTTCAGTAGTTAACACACCGCCAATTGAACATGCATAAGTGGTATCACTACCAACAGTTAATACTGCTGATTGCGAAACATTACCTGTACATGCTTTACTAAGTTCACAATCAAGTGCCAAAGGCGATGATTGTATTAGCAATGGCGTTGCAGTAAATCCTACTGCTGTGTTTAAATCAAGTGTTGTATCTGTGATATTAGATGCAGTTAATGTGCTACCAAATGTAACACTAGCACCAATAGTTGCGCCCTGTATTACAGTAGCAGTATTGGACATTGATGTATTTACGATACAATCAATATCACCCACTCTAGTACCTACAATACTAGCATCCCACGCTAAAGCAGAATTAACATTAACTCCTGATGTATGCACAATACCACTGTCACCAGTGCTTTGACTAAACTGTGAAGTTAATAGCCATGTATTTTGCCATACATTCCAGTTATCCCAACCTGCAACATCAGCCCACCCATATCTGCCTTCGGCTTCTAATGTGATGAAATTCGTTGCAGTACTACTTTGAGTAAACTGCGTAGTTAATGATAATTCTGCTTCTACTACAGGATTCAATATAGCAGATGCACTTTGCGTGAACTGTGAAGTTATCGCTAATGCACCTTCAATAATAGTTTCAACTTCTGCACTAATACTACTGGTGAACTGTGAAGTTACCGCTAATGCACCTTCAATAATAGTTTCAACTTCTGCACTAATACTAGTTGTGAAGTTCGCTTGTAGCGAAACGCTACCGTAAACATACACTACAGGATTCAATATAGCATCAATTGAAGTTGATGCACTTACATGCATAGCATCAGTCATATAACCTGATGCTACATAATCGTCTGCTACATAATTACTAATTGAACCTAGTATTAATGCCATTGAACTAACCTATTAATTTAAACTAATTGTCAACTGTCCAGAGTTCACCTGGAAGGTGTCCCCATCTGTAATTACCTTCGATACAGTGAGGGCGCCGTAAAATAAAAGTGACCCACCAGTAGTCGCATCGTAGATACCTGCGTGTGTAACAGTACCCCAGTTACCACCACTAGCAGTTGGGAATGTAACATTCGCACTGTTAGATGCTGAACCTGAACTAGATGCACCAAATGTTACTGCTGTTCTAGCATACGCATTTCCTGATACTTCTGTTACAGACCCTGCTTCACCGTCTGCTACTGCTGTGAATAAACCTACAGTTAATGTAGTTGGACTTGTAAAGTCCGTTGTGCCTTTACCAAGTACATGGTCTAGGACTTCATTTTCTAAATAATTAGTTGCCGCTGACATCTAAATTCTCCTTATTGTAATAACCTGTTTAACCCCAGGCTTAATGGGTTTTGTTAAATTATATTTATACTGTCAGGTATCGCAGTATAACGATACCTGGTTGTCCACTACCGTTGTAATCACCGCCACCACCGTGTGCGTATTGTCCTAATCCGTTTGTGCCATTAGCGTTGCTACCTCGGCCTTTGGAACCACCTGCGTAATATCCGCCTTCCTCACCAGTTGATGTTGCAGTACCCCATGCAGAATGTATGTTAAGACCATCACCACCATCAGCACCTTTGTAGTTTGTAGTTGACGCTGCGCCCATACCGCCTGCACCGCCACCACCACCACCTTTTCCATATGATGCGAAACTTCTGCCGTTGTAACCTTGTCCTGAAACACCTGTTCCAGCAGAACCGCCACTCATTGCACCACCACCACCTGAGCCACCACTGCCAGCATTATTACCATACCAACTACCATGACCACCACCAATTGCTACAATAGAATTGAATGATGAATTAGTTCCGTTATTTCGTGTTGTTCCACCATTGCCAACTACGATAGTATAATCCTGTACTGATAATGACATGCCTGTTCCATATAGATAACCACCTGCACCTGCTCCACCGTCGGCTTCTTCGAAACCGCCATCACCGCCACCACCACCACCTGCTATAACAAGGTATTCAACCTCACCTGCTCCAGTAACGGTTAATGTCGTGTTTGTTAAGAATTTATGATATGTATACGATGCATCAGTAGTTACAGTTCCACCCGTCATAGCAATTGCGCTAGCGGGTAATGTGAAACTTGCTATACTGCCCAATGATATAAACATTATGCCGCGACCAATTGTCCAAATATTACCCATGAAGTGCTTGATACTTTCAATGCACTTGCTATCGAGTATTGCCCATTTAAGGCTAGTGTTAGTAACGCGTTAACGGATAAAGTATCTGTAGTAATTGCTACAGTCGTCGTACCCGTTCCAAGTTGCATAAAGTTTAACTTAGTGCCGTTTGGATATGCTACTGAACTATTTGCAGGTATAGTAATTGTATTTGCACCTGCGTTATTCATTGTGATAATCTTATCAGCATCAGTAATTGTTGCAGTGTAAGATGTACCTGTCTGTGATTGTAAAGACTGTGGTACAGCATTGCCGTTTAAGTCTAAATTACCACCTAACTGTGGTGTAGTATCATCGACTAAGCCCTGCATAGCAGAACCCAATGTGCTTACATCAGTATCTGTATAAGCGTTGGTATCTGCGTTATTTTCATAAGCAGTTTTGATTTCAGCATCTGATTGGTCTGCTGTAGCACTTGCTTCAATAGCACTTAACTTAGATTGTTCAGTATCACTAAACGCGTTAGTATCTGCATTATTTTCATAAGCAGTTTTGATTTCAACATCTGTTTGGTCTGCTGTAGCACTTGCTTCAATAGCGCTTAACTTAGCACCATCACCATTTGCAAATTCATCTTTAATCGCATTGACATTGTCTGCCATTTGCTTAATGTCTGCTCTAGCATTAGCAGGACTATCTGCACCTGCATCTAAGTTTGTTGTATCAACTGTAATTGTTGGCCATGTCATAAGTTACCCCTCTGTATAGTTTGGGTTTTTAACCCATTCATTAGTGAACAAGTACTTACCTGGTCTGTAATCACTAGGCACAGTGGCATTTGAATTAACGACTATTAAATCTGAATAAGCATCAAATGCGCCTTCTGCATTTTCATCTGCGAAGTTAATAACCACTCTGTCTGTTTTTAATAATAATTGCATTAAATATCCGTCCTTTGTAAGATTGAAGTTGAACTAATTGCTTTACCTATCGTGTGTACTGAACCTTGGCTAGTAGCATCTACTAAAGCACCTGTATTATCAACACCGTACATCATGCCAGTTGTTAATCCTGCATGTATTGTAGATAGTCCGCCTTTTAACCTAACTGTTTGTAAAGTACCATGAGCACCACCTGTTTGCAAGATGCCCAAAGGCACTACATTATTAACATTACTTGATTGTCCGCCTACTTGAAATAGTCCAATTTCATCAATTCCTTGTGTCCACGAACGCTCTGAAATCATTATTAGATTCGTATGTGTTGCATTGGTGAAGTGTGTAATTGTTGCAGGGCTAGAATCGTTGTATCTATTCAAGTGATAACCACCTGCTACTGTGAATGTGTTAGTACCACGATTGATATCAATACCGTAAACTTCTTGTCTACCGGTTTGATTTTGATTTCTTCCAGTTAAAATACCTAAACTAGCATTAATAGGGTCGAACTCAAATGATGGATATGCGTTTAATTCAACACCGCTAACAACTGTTAAATCACTAATAGGTGTTACTGTAGTTCCAAGGATACTAAAGTAACTTATCATTGTGTTGTTACCACCTGTATGCACGGCAACAAAATGGTCTGCGTTATGTGGGTCGCGCGATACTGATAGTATTTGCCCAAAAAAATGGTTGTTGGTAATATTGCCAATAGAACCTAATCCAGTTACATTGTAACTTGAATTGTAGGTTATCTGCGTTGCTTGTGTATTACCATTAATATCATCTCGATGAATTAACCAAAGGTCACCGTTTGTTGTGTATATCGGGTAATGAAAATCACCCCACTGATTTAGATTTAATGAAGATGTTGTTAAATCAAATTCTGTTCCAACTATTTGTGCGCCTAGGTTAGCAACACCATCAACAAATGTACCCAATGTCATGTAGCGTGTATTATTACAATTAGTATCATCTCGATAACATGTAGCAAACTTTAATGAAGTAGGTTCAATATCAACAAGCGCATTATCGCTACATGGCTGAACGCTACTAATCTGAAATTCACTACCTGCTGTATGTGTCCAACTATTATTATTCCAAGCAATGTCAACTGCTCTTGCTGTTACCTTGTTTTGTATTCCACCACCCCAACCAACGGTACTACCAATACAGTACACTAATGATGGTACTGTAGGTGATACTTGAATTGCATGTTGTTTTTCCCAAGCGTTGTTAGTGTACCATTTACTAGTTGCAGTTCTTGATTTTCCGTCTGCGGTGTATTCATGTAAACTAAAGTTACCACTACCATCTACTAGTACAAGTGCATTACCAAATGATGATGTTAACTGCGTACGGTTACATAAGTAGTTGTTAGCAGGATTACCTGCCGCTTGTCCATTGTATGCTACACCAGTGATAGTTTGTATATCACCTACTTTAACAACTATATTTGATGTACTGCCTTGTAATGCAACAACATCGCCCGCTGACATACTTGTGTTAGTTAACATCATGTCAACTGTTAAATCGCCTGCTGAAGCACCGCCTGCACTAGGTGTTGCCCAAGTTAATGTACCTGCACCGTCTGTTTCAATTACTTGATTAGCAGTACCATCTGTTGTAGGCAATGTGTATGCATCTTCAATCTTAACACCAGCATCACTTACCTTTAATACATGTCTAAATCCACCACCATATGGCACTGTTATTTCAACCCGTGCGTCAATACCTGATGCTACATCATCCGCAGATAATGAAAAAGTTCGTTTAGTTACTGCTTCATTATGCACTAATGATTGAGTGTGCATAAGTGCATTAGGGCGACCAGAGTCTGTTGTTGTCCAGTTAGGTGTTATTTCAAATAATTGTTGATTTCCACTATCGCCTTGAAAGCGAATAGGTTTATTAGTAGAATCACCAATAGTAATTCTAGTACCTGTTGTAGTGATAACATTGTTCTGTACATCTAAGTCGCCGCCTAACTGTGGCGTAGTATCATTAACAACATCGCCACCACCGCCACTAATTGTTTGTGCAGTCCATTTGCTTGTAGCATTGTCGTACGCTAGTGCTTGTCCGTCGGTTGGTGCTGTTGCATTAACATCAGTTAAATCACTTAATGATTCGCCTGTAATGCCTTCAATCTTGTCGGTGTTCAGATTACTGAAGTTATCATCTA